GTATTAAAAAGGAGAGTATTGAGGCTTCCCTGACCTTGTAATTTTTATCGTCAATCAGTTCAGCTCCAGCAAATTCCGATATTGAGTTAGCGTACTCGTCAGCCTTTTCCGTAAGCTTATCAAATACCTCTGGAAAACCAGAAGCGGTCAAAGTCCTAATTTTTGCTGGCACGACAAAACCGTTTTTAGTTAATTCAATAACCTTAAGCGAAGTCTTCTCACTAGCCTTCTTAGAGCGTTTTGGACTCGTCGTGAAAAGTTTTATAAGATCGGTGAAGAATTCCAGCGAGTCATTGACGATGTTTTTATTACCTTCTTCTTGGCGAAAATCCATAGCCATGATTTAATCTATGGGAAACTCGTTTTTAAACTTAAACTACAGCTGTTTTAAGATGCTCTGCTCCTCAATTCCCGTCTAACTTGTTGTGCAGAAATTTTAAATACCAGTTCTGGCAATAGTTAAGTGCAATGAACCCAGATGAATTGTTAACAAAAGAAATAATCCAAATTTTAGAAAAAGATTTAAATCAGTTACAACAAATATTAAAGAAAAATTTAGACAGAAAAACACTAGATGAAGCATATTTTTTGTCTCAAGAAATCCAAATGTATCTGTACAAACTATTCTCTTTCGCAACCTAAAAGCCAACCCATTTTTTATTCGCTTCTTCTCTCAAACAGCTGTTTTAGAGGTGTTTTCGCCGTACCCAGCCCTCGACCTGCTCCGCGTCTTGAAGGATGATACATGATGTTTGTTCCATGCTTTTCTGCCTAATCTATTGGGCAGAAAATTTATATATCCTTATAACGAATATTATAATGGCGAAAAATCATGAGAACCCAAAAGGCTCAAAAGAGAAATAAAAGTCAGGAAGAAAACAAATTATATTTTTGTAAACTTTGTGGTTTTATTGCCGAAAGTTATGAAGAACTTGATATGCATTATACGTCTGAACACGACCCAGACCCCGATCTTGGTTATGAACTTGAAATAGCATGGGAAAACATAAAAGCGAAAAGACACAAACCGAGAACTTTGAAGGAAAAGGCAATAGAAGAATTAAAACTTTTGATAGATGGCAGAGATTACAGGAACGAATATGTTGGGTGGTGCCATATCCCTTACCACTTATACACCAAACAAATAGGCAACAAAACCATTATTAAGGTCGTTCCAGGAGTCGAGATTTGTTAATTTTTTATTTCCTCTTCTCTCAAACAGCTGTTTGAGATCCCTTTCTTCACTCCTCCTCTCCTTCCCCACCGATCGCCCAACCCGCTTCCCTAACTGGTAACGTAGAAAATTTAAATATCTGAGTTAGCACATATATAGTGAACAAATATGTCCTCCCCACAAGTTAAATCAAATCCACAACCACAAGCCAAAACAAATCCTAATTCTACAAATCAAACGTTAACCTGGGAGACCATCCTAAAGTCTCCCAGGATCGAGAGGCAACACATCGATTTTGCAATTACACATATCGATGATGCACCGATGTTGCCTTTCGAGTTTGTTTACAGACAAATTGATTCAGATATTAAAATTTTCCCACCTACATCTATCGCCGTAAGCGGAAGCGGAGGGATAATCGGTGCAGTTTTGGTTATGAAATACACAAAAGACAACATAAGATTCATCACGACGAAAGAAGTTATCAACGCGGATGAGGGGTCACAGTTATTTTTATCAAAATATGCCTTAGAATTGTTGAAGAAAAAATACAACGCACAAGTGATTACTATAGAATTAAACGAATTCGAAAAGATAAAGATGCTATTAAGCTATGGAGGGATATATGTGAGCGGTTTGCCATATGAGATTGTTATTGAGATCGCTCAGCTATCAGGATTTGGAAGGCTTTGGCATTATTCTCCAATCAATAAAAAGTTCTATGTATTCTAATTTCGAGGTGTTAACAATGAGCGGACACGAACAGTTTGAGCTTGAGATTAAAAAATTTAGATGGCTTATTTCACAGGGTTATATAACGCCACAGGAACTGGCATTTTACTCCAACTTTTATGACATACAAATGACCAGTATAATTAATTTCCAAGCATATGATCTATTGACACCACTAATAATTATAGCGAGACCCAGCAGATTTGATAGTATAAAAAGACAGTTACCGCAAGCGGAAATAGCAGACCCGATTTCAAAAAAATTCCCACTGATTTCACTGATAAGTGTCGAAAAGTTTATTAATTCTCTTGTAAACCTGAAAATACCGTACTTCTTCTTCTCATTATTTCTAGAGAAGTCATACTACAACGCCCCACCACAAGTCCACGTACTTTTACACACTTTAATTGACCTTGCAAATAGTTCAAACAAATATGTCATAAAGTATTACAACATTAAAGAAGAACCTCTGCCAGTAAGCAGTGATTTGCAAAAAATAGTATGTCATTTCAAAAAAATGTTAGGGGATAAAGATAACAGTTGTGATGATGGTGATTGGTGGAAATATAATCTCTGGGGCAGAAGTACCACCAATGCCACTGTTGACAGAAAAGTGATAGAGAAAATAGCACTACAATATAACATCTCGCCGATTTGTTTACATTACGTTATACTGTACAATAAAAATCCTTGTCGTCTTTCATCAGATATCATAAATAAAATAAAATCAGACCTCTCTTCCTAATTTTTTCTCTCTACAAGGTATTCATATTCTTTCTTCTCTCTTTTATTACCTTTTTCGCATCTATTACTTCTACCTCCCCTTCTTTCCCCAAATATTCTAACACAGTATCACTATCGTCTATCATTATGACTTTATTCTGATCGTATTTTTCCCTGAGCCTCCTTATGGCGTCTCCCTTAAACTCATGGTCTTTTCTGAAGTCCTTCTCGCCCCTCAGCACGACCTCGTTCGGCTCTATCCCTATCTCTGACAGCTGTTTGAGAGTCGCTTCACGCTGTTTTTCCGAACGCCCGCTGACTACTGCTATTACTTCTGGCTTTTTCTCTTCCACTAACTGTTTCACGAACTCGATAACTTCCCATTTAGGCTTGTCCAAGTTCATGAACCTCGGTGATTGATAGCATTCCCAAAACATACGTTTGTTTCCGTTGGCTAGCTTCTCGCATTCGTTCCACCTGGCAGAAGTGTCGAAAAGCGTGCCGTCCATATCCAAGACCAGCATCATTTGCCTCCACCTTGCTGTTTAAAACCTAGTATTGTTATTTTCCCGTTCTCTTCTTTGAACTCTAACTCCTTAGCTTCCCCCTCGACGTCATACACGAAGTAAAACGTTTTGAGACCTTTTTCGTCTCTTTCCCACGCTAGTTTGCTACATTTCCCTTCAAATCTAGTATTAAAGTAGTCTATCGCTTCTTGGTAGTTACTTTCCTTTGCAAGTTCTTCTAACGTCGCTGGGTCAAACGGTTGGTCAAATAGATAGACCTTCTTATTGCCCTTCCCGTCATCAAAAATGAAATATATGCCGAATTTGAACCCGTTAAGGTTTGAAGTCGCCATTATTTCGCGGTGTTTCATGATATATTCGCTATCCACAACAGCAGAAATATAAAAAGTGTTATGCCCGTCACCTATGCCTATACATAATATGTTTGTGTGTACGATTCTGTCGTTTTTGATCCCGTCTATTCTTACATAGAAAGAGACGTATGCAACACCTATGGTCGGTGTATCTTGGGGCATGAACCCTTCGACACGTACTATGAAATATTTATCTATATCGATTCTTGAGTTTACCATAGTAAATTCTTCACGCGGTACCTTTAAAAAGCCGAGTCGCTTCTCAAACAGATGTTTAAGAAACGCTTTCTTTTTTAAACCTTTTTGCGGGAAGTTAAAGACATGAAGCCAGACTGTAAAGTCCTTTTGAAAGCGTTTGAAAGTATTTCCTCTATTCAAAGTAAATACGATGAAGATTTCCCTGAAATGCTATCGTACATGTACCTATTGTTAAAGGGGTACTGGAGGGTTAACGATGACGGAGAAACTGAGGAAGTAAAAAGACCACCGTTCACGACTATATCCCTCCTTAAAGTCATGAGTACAATAACGGAAAAAGTCAGGAACGGTACCACAATCGAAGAAATCATAAGCGAAAAGGAACTATGCGGGGACGTCGAGGAGGTATGACAGCAGTAAACCAAACCGTAATAAACGCGTTACCTCCGTTTTCCTACACCCAAGTCTTTCTTGTTGACCTCGCTGGAGGGTTCATTATACTGACAATAATTGAGCTGTTTATGCTGAGAAACAGTAGCTTAACCCATCTGCGACTTGCCTTGCCGTTTCTAACGTTTTCAATAGGCTTTACTCTAATTTCCCTATACCTTTCTCCTTACGTAACATATAACCCAGTATACACTACACCGTTCAACGTAACGTACAGGATCACGCCCTACAGCACAGATGGGGCTGTTCTCTTATACATCAGCATCGCAGTCCTTGCCATGGCTATAGCGTACTTTATTTATGCGTTTGCGGTCGACGTGTTGAACATCTCCTTTGGCAGTAGTAAGGACGGCGATTATTTCATACCTTAAGGGTGATACCAGTGTTACCGTTTAAGAACATGGCGTTGTTTAGGAAGAAAAAACCGTCACCAACCGTCTATAAGAATTATGACGCGTTACTATTTTTGCCCCCAGCCCTAGTCAGCATTGATAAAAAAACGAAGGTAATAGAAAAAAATGGTGTACATGTCGCGATAATGTACTCGGAAACCAGCGGTGTTTCTGTAATGATGGATTTGCCCGTCGACTTCTTGAAAATATACTATAAAATGACTACACAAGTAAACCAGGGGAACCCGAGCGACAGGATAGTCTATTTTGCAATAGTTTACATTTCTCCGAAAGAGTATGCAAGAAAGAGAGAGAAAATACTAAGGATGGGCGTGAACGCTAAAAGGAAGTTTTTCGTCTTCCCAAGGTGGGTCTGGCTCGTCCTGGAACGTTCTAACGACGCACTGAACTATTTCGTTATAAACAAGTTTGAAGATGATGAACCTACCAACTATTCGAAGGAATTTGATACATTCGGTGCCATCGGGCTTACCTACAGTAATTACTTTATTTTTGCCAGCGTTGCGAGGAAGGACTATATAAATTCTGTAAATAAACGGAGATCACTCGGTCTCTGGTGGTGATAATGTCCCTCTCATATTTACAATCACTCGTCGGGAAAAACGTGATATTATTCAACTACCTACGTAATGTGTTCAAGAATAAGATATACAAAATAGTCGAAAGTGAGGGTGAATACACTCTTCATGTCGATATGGGGATACCTAGCAGGTTACAGCACAGGATTACTTATCCTGGGATTTACTTCATTACGGACGTAATGATTCAGGATACTAACTATACAATTTATCTGAAAAAGCAAGTCGACCTGAAGAAGTTCGCACTGGTGAGCTCGGTAACGACTTCTGAATACTACATTTCCTCGTACCGTAAAATACAGTACAGAACCGATAAAGGGTTCGTGTTCGACGCTTTAGAATTCGATATAGGAGGGTTCAAGCACCTTACGTTTAACTATAATAAGTGTATTATAGCGAAAGTGAAAAAGACTGGTCATAAGCGTACTGCTATATGCTTAGGTGATAGTGTACTTATAAAAGATATAAACGAGATTACGTGCAATTGTGAGTGGTTTACCGTAGAGTGAGGTGGTTGGCAACGGTATATACTAAAAAAGAAAAGGAAATCCCTACTCTTGAGCAACTCCAGTTCACCGTCTATAATGACGTATGCATGCAGAACAGTAGCTTTGTGTATCCTACCCTAGCCATAGAGAGGCTGAACACTATAATGCTTACCCTTTACAGCGACGAGGTAGAAGAGCTATGGAGGGAATTAGTCCTAAAAAGATATGAGAATGCCACGTCTGAGGACGAACTAAGGCAAATACTAAAGATCGGTTGCGATATTATGTTCATCGTCATGAACGCGTCTGGTGAGGACGTCAAGTCGTTGGTAACGAAAATACTGAACAGCACAAGGAAAAAACATCTGTTTTATGTTAACGAGGAGGCACTTGTGGCTGAAAGTTCGTATCTCATAGACGTGTTGACAAAGTTTGTGAACCCCAACGGGTTTGATGTACTTACTGTTCTGAGCATACTAAAGGACGTGCAAATTAGGACTGCTACTATGATTAGCAGTATTAAGGGGACGTCGCTGTATCAGACGCTTGTCAGTGAACTGGGAATTGATGAAAATACCATTGAGAAAAAATGCACGGCGAAGTATTATAGAGAATGTGTAACTGAGAAGAAAACGCAATTGCTGAAAGCGTTGCAGTTTATCAGGATGAATATAAATATTCCGCGTTAGAGCTAACCTAAAAAAGAATTTACCATGTATTTACATTTACATTTAGTTTTTTGAGCAGTTCGTCCAGGAGGCGTTTATCCGCTATTAAAATGTCTGCAATATCATCAAGGTATTCTTTCACTATTTTTTCTAAATCACTACGGTTAAACTGGACATCACCAACGTCAACGTCAACATAACCCTTGAAGTCGTCGCATACGATCCCTTCTTGGTCATCGTAATCGCAGATGTCCTCTATTTTGCTGTATTTTATGAACACTGGGACTTTCATTTAGCTCACGTCGACGACTACTAGCCTGTCACCTTCTAACCTTGCTTTTATTGTGAACACTGGCTCGTTCCTGCCGTATACCTTAATCAGTAGTGTGCTGTCGTCAATGATAAAGTAGTCATAGTCATCCCACGTCCTCATGTGTTCGTTTAGGAATTTTTCTATTAAGTTCTGGACAACATCCCAATCTATCTTTAACAGGCTTGTCCTGTGGAAAATACTTTCTTCTTCGTCATTCGAAAATTCCTGAGCCATTTTGCCCACTACCTTATAGTATCAAAAAACCAGTATATAAGCCTCAAACAGCTGTTTAAAAAGCTGTCAAAACGAGTCACGAGCCTCATTCTTCAAGGCGAGGAGGAGGTTAGAATGACGGAATATATGGTAGCATTCTGTGCATATATAACTAGAGTATTACTGTATACCCACCATTTTACTTCCCCAGAGTGCGAGTGCATCACTGTTATGCTTCCATTTAGCGGGTAGTACAATGTCTGTTCTATCAATGCTGTCCCGTTTACCGTGATTTTCCCCTTCTGCACTGTTATATGTCCGTTATACAGTATCTGCCAACCGTATTCCGATATCCCATACGACGAGTTGTATAATACAGTAAAATTAGGGTTTATCACGGGGTATATTATGCCTGCGGGGGCGAACCCGCTTATAGCTAATACAGCAGTTTGAGTACCGTACAGGTAGAACGTAATTACATAGGCAGATTGTTGTGAAATAGCAACAGTAGGGTCTGGTGCTGTAACGTTTACTATAATACGGTCGTGCGACTTTAGGATTATTACGTTCGGGTACCAACGGTGACTATTAACTGTCACCACCAGTTCATATGTTTTGTTGGTAGGGTTCTGTATGCATACCGTTAGCACGTTGTACTTATTTATTTCTCCTATATCATAAAAACCCAGTACCTTTGCGTGCAAAAACGGGTGATAGAAAAAAATAGAAAACGTGAAAAGAGATAGTATTATAACTGCTAATATTAGTACGGTTTCAAACTTTTCCATCTCCCACCACCCATTCCGCGTATTGTAACGCAAAATAAAATGTGAAATAATCTAAATCTCTGTAGGAGAATATCCAAATCAACGCTGGGAGACCCCAAGCTAATTCTTTCCTATTATTATATAATAGGATTAATGCGAAAAGAGACACTTCAAGTACAGTATATACGAATGAGGGGATAGGTAAACCGAAGGCTGTGAGGAGCGAAAACGAAACGCCCTGCTGTGCAACTGGTTGCGTAATAGTTATAACTGACGCAAGGTACTGCTTTGAAATGAAGGGTACTGATGAGAGCAGTAGTGGCAACACGAATTCTGCTATCTTCCTAAGTTTCTGTCTTTCAAATTTAATTAGGAGAATAGCTATCAGTATCGCGAACTGCTTTACGTCTGCAGAGATCCCCAGGAGCAAGTATCTGAACCTCTCATTAAGTAGGGCAAGGAACGCAATGGAATACGCGAAAAGGTTCAGTTCTTGCCCTGTCGCAAAATCATATGAAAGTGCCGGAAATAGGAAAAAAGACCCGATGAAAACGTTTTCGTGTCTTTTGATGAAGGAATACGTGAAAGCCAAAACAGCTGTTATTACGTTTACTGTTTCAAGGTTATGCAAAACTGCAACGCTGATGAACGATAATGGGGGGTAAATATAGACGGACGGCAAAAATGAGTTTGACGTAGTGCCAGTAATAACATTATACGGGACGTGATATATGGAAAACGCTTTAGCCATTGAGTAAAGGTACGGGTTTTTCCCGTCTAGGAACAATTGCGACGCGTATAATATTATTGCTTCCTCATCCGTCAGGATGGGTAACCCCGTCACTATATTCGCTACAGCTGTAATAGTAGCAATAGCAAAAGCCGAAACAATGAGTATCCTTTGCCTCACGAATATAGAGAGCATGCCTAAGGCGACGACGAGGAATGCGGAAGGCAGTAAATACGGTTTTCCGTCAGCTAAGAACGCCGTCCCTATACTGGTTAAACCTAGCCCTGCCAAAAACCACGATATATTATCTTTCAATTTTTCTTCCATGGTCAACACCCGCTATAATTTGTCAGTGTTTATCGGAGTAATACCTAACGTCTGTGCAATTTCGAGCGGAGATAACATTTCTACTCTCATTTTCGACGTGCTTACTCCCGCGACTTCCATTATACTCCTTTCAAACGCTAACAAAAGTAATATCACTAGTTTATGTGCCTCATTAAGCTTAGCTATTATATCGTCATAATTCGCATCGCTTGCTATCAAAGCGTGGAGCTCTGCAAACTTTTCTGACAATTCGTCAATGGCAAGGCTTGAAAACCTATCCGACAAAATTGACAGTAAAATTTGGAAAGTCTCATCTATATTATACGGGGTGCCGTAGAACTGCAGAGACCCGCTCTTAAGGTCTTTTGTTAAAATCAAGACGTAATTGTTTATGGTTTCCTGCACAGTCGTTACTTTGATGGCTTCCTTCTGTGTCACTTGCCTAGTCGGTATGAGGGCTTTTTCCCTAATCGCTTGTCTGACTAAGTTAGGGTCTACTTTTACAATATTTCTCCGTCCTAGTGGGGATAACTGGGGTTGTTGGGGTTGCTGTATTTGCGGAAATAGGGGCGTCGGTGGTGGTGGCGTTACCGTGCTTCCAGATATTTCATATACGGGTTCTTGTTGTTGCTGTTGTTTTTTATTACCAGAGTTATTTTGGCTCATAATTATTCCTTACTCAGAGTCCTTTAAAAAGCGGGTTTTGTGGGGTTCGGACTTTTACCGAGGTTTTAATTTCATACTGGCGGAACCAGAAATACGGAAGGAAAAGTTCGAAGTGCTATATAGAGTAAAAAGTTCGAAATGAGGGAAAAAAGATAACGTTACTTCGAACTGAACGTAACAGTTTGCCATCACACCCTGCGAAGCTCAAACCCCTTCCACAGTCTCAAAAACTAAGGCTCAAACAGATGTTTGAGGAAAATTTATAAGTTTCCGACACCAGATGTTCTTATGCAATTACAAGAACAACAAGG